AAACACCCATGTCACGAATATCCTGTACCTGACGGACGCATTACGGAAGTCTGGGCGCAGACCGACTTCCTCATCGCCGTCCACAAGCCCGACCCGACCAAAAGCCGTGGCCAGTACATGGATCTTCTAAAGCTTTCCGTAAAAGAAGACCCGGCCTGCCCGCGCAACGCCTTCTATTACGCCCGCGAATTGAGTTTTAACTCGCGGTGGCAAGAAGCGGTTGACGCCTGCCGCAGCTATCTGGCACTGCCCCGCGCCACATGGCAGAACGAACGGTGCTACGCCTACCGCGTCATGGGCCGGTGCTACAGCGAGCTTGGCAACGTCTTTGAGGCCGAGAAGGCCTTCCAGATGGCCGCGTCTGAGGCGTCAAACACCCGCGAGCCTTGGTGTGAGCTGGCGCTCCTGTGTTACCACCAGCACCGCTGGGAGGAATGCTTCGCCTACTCAATGCGGGCGCTGAAAATCACCAACCGCGAGGCCGTCTACACCTGCGACCCCGAAGTCTGGGGCTATCAGGCGCACGATCTGGCCGCCATATCGGCTTGGAACCTTGGCTTGAGGGATGTAGCAGTTCAGCAGGGCCAGATTGCCGTTGATTTGGAGCCAAATGACGCCCGCCTGCGGAATAATTTGAGTTTTTACCTCGGCGAACCGCAAGAAGAGGCCGCATAATGGACACGCAGAACGTCATGAACATGATCAGCGTTGCCGCGATTGGCGCTGGCGGATGGTTTGCCCGCGAAATATGGGGCGCGGTAAAAGAATTGCGCAGAGACCTTCATTCAATTGAGACGGAATTGCCTAAAACTTATGTCAGCAAGTTCGACATGAACAAGCGCATGGACCACATTGAAGTGATGTTCCAGCGGATCTATGACAAGTTGGACGGGAAGGCAGACAAATGAGCACAACGGAAGAGAAGCAGGAAAAGTTTGCCATCGAGATGGCGGCGAGCGCCAGCAAGGGCGCGCTTGTCGAGAAGATCACTTTTGCGGGCATCCCGATCCTGTTCTCTTGCGTTGTCTATTTGATGAGCGCGCTTTCAGCCGCCAACAACGAGATCATCCAACTGAAGTCCAAGGTGGCTGTCGTCGTTAACGCTGACAACAAGGCGATCCCGCCACAGGGCACCACCATCGACATGGCGCAGATCAGGGAAAACTTGAGCGATCAGATCAGCAAGGTTGAGAAGGAAAGCGCGCTCGCCCGCGCTGCCATGACGCTCGACCGCGAGCGTTCGATGGCCGCCATTGAGAAAAGCCGCATGGACATGGTGGCTGACGCCGCTGCGGCGCGCGCCTCCATCCGGTTTGACATAGCACAACTAATCGCGGCGCTTGATAAGCGCATCACGCTGCTTGAGAAGGGGAAATAACCATGCGAATGAGCAAAGAAGGCATTGACGCTCTTCTCAAAAAGTTTGAAGGGTGCAAGTTGTCAAGCTACCGTTGCCCGGCAAACGTGTGGACGATTGGCTATGGTCATACCTCGGCTGCTGGTGTGCCGGAAGTCAAAGATGGCATGAAGATCACGCAGAAGCAGGCAGATGACATTCTTTTCGACGATCTGGTAAAGTACGAGACTGCTGTCTACGGCATGGTCAAACAGCCTTTGACACAGCACCAGTTCGACGTTCTGGTTGATTTTGCCTACAATGCTGGCGTTGGCGCGTTGCAAAAATCGACTTTGCTGAAGAAGGTCAACGCAGCACAATTCGATGATGTGCCTGCCGAGTTGGCAAAATGGACGAAGGGCGGCGGCAAAGTGCTTCCGGGTCTTGTGAGGCGTTGCCAAGCTCGAAGCGCATGGTGGGTGTCTGGAGAGCCGCATGACGAGCAAGAACAACGTGTAGAGCCTGATCCTGTTCCAGTCCGCACCATGATGGAGAGCAAGCAGGGAAATGCTGCAATCATCACGGCTGGTTTGGGCGGGTTGGGTGCTGCCAAGGAAATCGCTGCGCAGGCTCAAGATGCGTCTGATATGGCTGACCAATTCATGAAGCTTCTTAGCAATACCAACTTCCTGATCATGGCAGTTATTGTTGGCCTTGGCGCCGCCATCTGGTACTGGCGCAGCAAGAACATGGAGAAGGACGGTGCTTAGCCTTCTCTTCACTCCGCTTGGGCGGTATGCAGCAATTGCAGTTGTGGCGCTTATGTTGGTTGCATATGGAATTCATGCAATCAAAGAAGGCGCTGTAGCTGAAATCAAAGCAGAAGCCACTGCTGACGTTTTACGGAGGACGCAAGATGCGATTCGCGCTGGCGATGCTGTTGATGTCACCCCTGATGGGTTGCTCAAGTCTGACGGTCACAAAAGAAACTAATGGGTCGGTCTGCGAGGTCTGGAAGGACATATCTTGGTCTTCCAAAGACACGACTGCCACCATTATCGAGGTCAAGGTCAATAATGCCCGCCGTGAAGGGTGGTGTCACGGCACGAAATAAGTGGTATAAATTGATCAACGCGAGGCGACCATGACCACTGGCCTTACATATTCCACCTATGTCACTCAGATTGCCACGATGGCTGTCGTGTCAGAGACTGATGCCGCATACGTGACGATCCTGCCCCAGATGATTACCTACGCCGAAAACCGGATGTACCGTGACATCGACTTCATGTTCACGTCCACGTCCCTGCATGGCGCCAGCTTCGTTTTGACGCCCGGCAATAGGAACCTGTCGTTCAACATCAACTTGGCGTCAAATCTGGACGCGGCGTCAGGTACGTTTGTTGTCAGTGAGCAAATCAATCTTCTGACAAATGCTGCGGGTAATCCAGCCACCACAACCGACCCTGACACTTGCGTCCGTGTCCCGCTGCTGCCGACGACGAAAGAGTTCCTCGACGCCGTCTACGGCTCTTCTTTGACCGCCAATCGCGGCCAGCCGCAGTATTTTGTGCCGTTCAATGAGACGCTTTTCTTCGTTGGCCCAGTGCCAGATCAGGCTTACCCGGTCGAGGTCGTCGGCACCTACCGGCCCAACAGCCTGTCCGCGACGAACACTTCGACGTTTATCAGCCTTTACCTGCCGGACGTCTTCATCATGGCGTCGATGATCTACATTTCAGCGTACCAGCGTAACTTCGGGCGCCTAAACGACGATCCGCAGATGGCCATCACCTACGAGAGCCAGTATCAGGCCCTCCTCAAGAGCGCCATCGTCGAGGAGGCCCGCAAGAAGTTTGACGCCGCCGGGTGGTCCTCGCAGAGCCCCGCCACCGTCGCCACCCCGACGAGGGGATAAGCCATGCCCCACAGCGCGCTCAAACTCATGCCCGGCGTGGATGTCAACAAGACGCCCGCCCTCAACGAGGCCGCCATATCTGAGAGCCAGCTTATCCGGTTCATTCCCGACCGGACTCTTGGTGGCTTGGTGCAGAAGCTTGGTGGCTGGACAAAGTTCTACGCGGGCCAGATCGGCTCCACTGTTCGGTGCTTGTGGGCGTGGGAAGACACTAACGCCAACTCCTATCTAGCTGTTGGCGCCGATGGACTTGCCCCAATTGTTGTGACCGGCGCCAGCGGCAATGGGACGACGGCCACCCTGACATTCACCGGGCCGTTTGTCTTTACAGTCAATTCCGCCATTCTCGTCGGCGGCATAAACCCGAACGGCTACAACGGGACTTATGTGGTTACGGCTGCCACATCGACCAGCGTCTCATATGCCAACGCCACGACGACCGCCTACGTCTCCGGCGGCACGATCACCGGCGCGGGCAACTCCCTCGGCGTCATTGTATCCGGCGGCAGCCAAGACATTACGCCCGAGCAAATAACGACCAACGAGGCCGTCAATTTCAGCACCACGTCCGGCAGCACCGCCGTCGTCATTGTGGACACGGCCAGCAACACCAACGACTACTATGCTGTTGATATACAAACACAAGTCAGCGTCGGCGGGATTGTCCTGTTCGGGCAATATCAGGTGTCCAATCCGGGGTTGAACGCCAACCAATATACGATTTATGCCGCCGATGCTGCGACTGCAAATGTTGCCAATGGCGGAGCCGTGCCGTCATTTGCTACAGTTACTGGCGTCAATACAGTCTCAGTCACCCTAAACAATCACGGGTATCTGGCCGGTGACACCTTCACTGCACTGGTCGCGACGACAGTTGGCGGCGTCACCATATACGGCAACTACGCCGTCATCAGCGTGACCAGCGGCAACGTCTTCGTCATTGCGGCGTCCAATTCCGCGACATCCAGCACCAGCGGATCAATGAACGGCGGGCAGGTTCACTTCGTCTACCGAAACGGCGTCGGAACATACCCGCCCGGCGTTGGCTACGGCGTTGCCGGGTACGGCTTCTACGGCTACGGCGGCGTCGTCCCCACCAGCTACCGGGGCGTTCCGATCAATGCCACCGACTGGACACTGGACAACTGGGGCCAGATCCTCATCGCCAACCCGCTGGGTGGGCCGATCTATTCGTGGGATCCGACGACGGGCACGGCGGTCGCCAACGTGATTGTCGCCGCCCCGACCACAAATCAGGGCATGTTCGTCGCCATGCCGCAGCGCCAGATCATCGCGTGGGGCTCGACGTTTACGGGCATCACCGACCCGATGCTGGTCCGCTGGTGCGACGTTGACAATTACGACGACTGGACCGCCAGCCTCACCAATCAGGCGGGCAGCTACCGCATACCCAAGGGCTCGCGCCTTGTTCAATGTATTCAGGGGCCGCAGCAGGGCCTCCTGTGGACTGACTTGGGCATCTGGGCCATGCAGTACGTCGGGCCGCCCTACGTCTACCAATTCAATGAGTTGGGCACGGGCTGCGGCCTCATCGGGCGCAAGGCCGCCGGGTCCATGAATGGCGTCGTCTACTGGATGGGGCAGAGCCAATTCTACCGGCTGGCGGGCAATGGCGTCGAGCCAATTCGCTGCCCGATCTGGGACGTTGTCTTTCAGGACCTCGACACGACCAATCTTGACCGCATCAGGA